TCACTGGGTCTGATAGATTTAGTCTTTTTGGGTTTGGGTTCATCGACATCAAATGCCTTTTCCAAACCACCGAAATTGTTATCCATAGAAAGAGGTCATTTCGTTGAATCCGAAGTCATCATCACCATCTAGTAATGCTGTATCAGCTGCGGATATTATATCTATAACTGATCCACTCGCATGAGCAGACTGTGTGGTAGCATTTTGACCACGCATTACAGTAATAGATGTCTCATCAGGCTTAGTCTTGACTTTCATAACTTCATTGTTAACTTCAATGTAGTCATTGATGCTGAATACAGTTGAGTCTGTAACAGGTAGTGTAGCCACCGACTTGTTGACTTGTGCTGTAATTGTCAGTCCTGCTCCATCGCTGTCCTTATCACGGAGAGCTGTAGGTTCTACTACGTATTGAGCACGACGTTGTGGTATTTTTGGAGTACCAGTATTGTAATCCACCTTCGCTTTCTTGATTGGTTTGCCTGTGGATGTAGGTCCGAAGATGTATGCTTTCATAGTAAAGTTCGCATCAATCGTAGTTAGTTTACGTTGATCGAAGTTACCTTCATACTCATCAGAATAGTTTAAACTGTTGAGAACTATTGGTACATCACGATACTCATTAATCTCATCGACTATCTTAATCGTGACATTGTATGAGGGTTGAAATATAGGTAGCATCTGCTCTGTTATTTCTAACGCTTCGTCGTTTGTCTTTGATAGTATAGACAAACTAAACTCCAAGTTATATGGTACTGGAGTAAATATCTTTCTTATATTCTGACCATCTTTCTTGACATCAGTTGTAATAGGACTTAACTTCCTACTACCGTCATAAGTTATTCCTACTAACTCAAATGATATTCTAGGTAGAGTGATAGCAACCTTCTTATTGAGATCAGGTTGTCCCTCTAGTCTAGCTAAAAACTTTTGTTTAGGACCATAAGCAAGGGGAACCTTCATCTTCTGAACGGTTGATGCTCCTACTTCTTTCCTAACTTCTATATTATTAAACAAAGTACCGAAAGCGATGACACACTTACGGATGACTTTATTATATGTGTAATTACCTAACATGTTATGTTCCTATTCCAAACGGATTGCCTTCACTGAAGTCGATAATGTCATCAGCGAATGTCTCAAAGGTCACAGACTCAGAGTATTTAGTATCGGTTGTTGCCATTGCGTCATAACTATGTATCGTTATTGTCGCACCGCTTGTATTACCAACAAGTAACTCTCCAATCTGGAAGTCTTCTGTTGGTGACTTTAACTTCAACCAGCCTTCTGATTTATCCCAGTCTGCTATGACAGCAGTACCACCAGTAGTTCCTCCAGTTACGGATTCTCCATCAGTGAAGTTACCAGTTAAGCCAGCTGGGACTGACTCAATGGTGAAGCCAGCAGTAGTATATCCACTACCACCACTGTCTATTACTATCCTTTCAACCGAGTCATAGCCTGACCCTTCATTGGTAATCTCAACTTTAGTGAGCGTACCATTCGAGTCAAAAGTCGGAACGACCACAGGTTTGGAGCCTGTACTACTAGGATCAGTGAAATCAATACTAGATCGAGATACATCATATCCCGCACCTCCATTTAAAATTTTAAGACCAACCATCTTACCGTTTCTCACGGTAGGATCTAAGACAGCTGCGGTTATAGGAATAGATCCACCCACATTGACAACTATCATTTCAGCATGTGCTGTTGCTCCTGTACCATCACCTGTAACAGTGACACTAGGAGTGAAGTTGTACTTACTACCATTGGTAGTGACGATAGCTTGTGATACTACATCTCCATCTAAGAGAGGAGTCGCAGCAGCAGATTCGCCAGGATTAACAAGATAGTAGTATTGTACAGTGTAACCTGTATCTATCATCTCGTCGTCGCCAGCAAAGAACTCTCCACCTTCGTCGCTGTACTCGAAGAGTTCTGCCTTTAATTTATATGTATAGTTCTTACCTAACTGATAGAATGGTTCTTCATGCTCTACAAATTTTATCTCAAAGTAATTAGATGAGAGTGGGAAGTATATTAAATCTCCTTCTTGTGGTCTTTCTCCTACCTCAATGTCCTGATCTAACAATAGGAACTGAGATATAAGATCACTAAATCTCTGCTGTGATATAACCATAGTTATCTCATCAGTCTGTCTGATACCAAACTTAGTCAATAGATCTCCACCACCTTGGAAACCATCAAAGTTTTCTAGGTATGCTTCTATAATATATGAGTCATCAAACTGTGATACAACCTCTTCATTAAACACATTATCTTTCGCTATCAGTTGTCTAGGAATGTATAACACATCCATACCAAACATCTTGATATACTCTTCAACAAGGTTCTGCTGAAGGAACTGCTCGTTACGAGTACCGTGTGTGAAGAATACGTTTCTAGCCATTATCCAATCATGTCATAAGGAGGTATTTCATAAGTAGTGAGCATTTGATCTTCGATCTTATCTAACTCATTCTGTGCTTGTTGGTATATCTCATCACCATTCATAGTGATACCACCAGGTAACTGAGCACCCTTGAACTTACTAAGGTTCTGACCCCACTGTCTTTTGATAAGTTGTGTAAGATATCTCTTGACAAAGATGTCGTCATACAGTGTGTTAAATGATGATGGATCTAATGCTCTGTAAGCATCAAACACTATAAAGTCTCCATCGTTTACATCGGTCTTGAAGTCAAGATCCATGTATAACCTGTCTCCTCTTGTTTGGAATCTTATTTGTTTCTGTCCTTCTAGTAGGAAGTATATATCTTCTAATCTTCTATTCACCATTTCATATGTAAGAATCTCAGTCTGAGTTAGATCCCAGAGATCATTCAATCTCCACTGGTATCTTACGTCAAACAAGTTAGTAGTATTCTTAGATGTGAAATCAAATATCTTAATGACTGAGGTGACATGCTCAGGCATGGTGATGAAGTTATTCTGCTCAAGGAAGTTTGCTTGTCTAGCACCCACCTGTGTCACTGTGGTAGTGCTGTCAGTAGTCATCAAGTCTATAGTTGCTTGATCAAACTCATACTTTAGGAACGTTCTGATATATCCATCACTAGCTCTTTCATTAAAGAACTGCATAGTATCATCTATGAGATCATCTATCTGATCATCATCGACGTTTATTTCTAGGACGGGTGCTCCTAATTTTCTTAAAGCATACTCTGCTAGAGTTGCTCTACTATTTGGTTTTGCCATTAGATTGTATCCACGTTAAATCTCACCCTTACATAATATGTAGTTGTAGGTAACAGTGTAACGTCACCTGGTAACGTATAAGACTGTAAGTTAGTTGAGTTTCCTAACGATTGATGTTCAATGTCAGTGAATGTCTCTGCTGCTGAGAACTGCCAGTCAGTAGAGTTATGTCCGTATCCAGTCTTGATCTCTGGAGTGAGAACATTGATTGTAGGATTGAATGCGGGTGTAATAGTTTGTATTTCTGGTTGATCTACTACAGGAGTAGAGAAGGTTACAGGAGTTGAATAGTTACTCAATAAACCTGCGTTATCTTTAAACCTGACTTGAACTGAATAAGTTACTTGGAAGTCAAGTGTACCAGCTGGTACTGTGAATGTAGTCAAGTTACCAGTATCACCACCTGATAGATCAGGAACTGTGATAGTAGCAGTATCATATACAGTCACGTTATCTGCTGTTCTCTTAATTAACCAGTATGATGCTGCGTGAGCTGATCCTGCGTACTGTGAAATAAATGCTCCAGAAGTAAACGTAGGTTGTCTATTGAATGTCAAGTTAGTTGTTGGGTCTACATTGACAGTCATGGAAGCAGCTGCTTCTACAAACTCAGATTCATTAACAGTTAAGTTAGCAGCGTCTGATGTGATTGATATAGCATTAGAGTTAGACAATACACAACGATACTGATTGTTTACCGTTGGGAATGGCATCGCAGGTGTAGTATATGATGCTGCTGTAGCACCAACAAGAGTAGACCAGTTACCACCACTGTCTTGTGATCTCTGCCACTGATAGTTTATAGATCCACTGGTAATAGAAGCAGTGATACTATATGTTGCTGTCTGTCCTTCAATAATTGTCTGTGCCTGTGGTTGTTGAGAGATAGAAAGAACTCTAAGAACTGTCTGTACAGCATAGGTTGTGTCTAAAGTTGTTTCCGCACCTACTAGAGATAATGTACACTTGAATCTGTCATCATTATCATCAGCAAACACTAGAGCTGGAGTGGTGTAGGTAGCATTAGTAGCACCTGGTATAGTATTGTAGTCTACGCCATTGTCAGATTTACTCCACTGGAATGTATGTGTACCACTGGATGTTGTACCACCTGCTGTATAAGAAGATGTGCCTCCCTCATTACCTGTTGCGTTAACTGGCTGTACAGATACTTGATGTGTTCTGTATACAGTCAAGAGAGCAGCGTCAGTCGTTGCGTCAGATGTAGCACCTATCGCAGATAGTTTACAACGGTATCTGTCACCGTTGTCGTCAGCATATGTTACTGTGCCTGTGTTGTAAGTAGGACTTGTAGCACCAGGTACATCATTCCAATCAACTCCACCGTTATCAGATCTCTCCCACTGATATGTGACTGAAGGTGCGTGGTCAGAATATATTGAGTTGTATAGCTCTGGATCAGCAGCGGTTTGTTCTGTCGCACTGTTTCCACCAGCTGAAGGTGTTACCCAGTTACCAACTCCAAAGGAAGAGTTAAGTAGGGAAGTAATTTCTTGGTTCTGTACTGAACCTACTGCTGTAAATCCTGTTGACTGTCCCTCATCTATAGTTCTATCAGCGGGATTACCAACAACAGATACAGTAACTGTTTCTACCTGTAAGGTAGCAGCGTTAGAGAATATGTTTGAAGCACCAGCTGCTGATATTAAACAACGATACTGATACTCATCATATTGATTTGATAATGTTGGGGTTGTATATGACGCACTTGTTGCTCCACCAATACTTGACCAGTCTGCTCCATCATTCAATGATACCTGCCATAGGTAATTGATGTCAGAACTATCTCCATCAGATATACTAGCAACAACTGAGAAATCTCTAGTGCCACCAACAGATCCTGTAGTATTTTGTGGGTGAGTATCTACTGATAGAGTTCTTGTAACTGTTAACTGAACACTGCTAGATGTTACTTCATTACCACCAACAACACTGACTCTACATCTAAAGTAGTCTCCATTGTCAGCATTGAAGGAAGCTGGAGGTGTACCACCACTATCATATGTGGTAGCAGTAGTTACATATGATGAAGAAGTTGCTCCCGCAATCTGGTGCCATACGGTATTGTCTTCTGATTTATCCCAAGCATATCCTAGTGTAGCTGTATCAGCAGTAGCAGCAGTGATAGTAAATGTAGCAGCAGCTGGTGCGACAGCTGATTGTGGTGTTGGTTGACCTGATATTGTGATAACTCTGTTTACTGTTAATGTAGCAGCGTTGGTAGTTGTATCTGATCCAGCTGAGTTAGCACTACATACACATCTGTACTGCCATCCATTAAATGCGTACTGATCGTCTACAGTAAGTGTATCTGATGTCTCTCCACTATGTCCTCCTAGACTACTAATGCTTGTCCACGCACCACCTGTACTATACTGCCACTGGTAGTTGATAGTACTACTGTCAGATATACTTGCGTTAATAGGACCGAACTGTGCGTTGGTTCCTGCTCCAGCTTCTATCGTTACATCAGATGGTTGATCACCAATCGTGATGATAACACCTGTACCAACAGTATGGAAGTTATAATTTCTTGCCTCTGTAGAACTATCCTCTGTAACTGTGATGTTATAGAATGTATCCTGATAGGATGATGTGACTGTACCAGATAGAACACCACTCGTTGTATTGAATGTCAGTCCTGTACCTGATATATCATCACCTGACAGAGTATATGTCTCACCTGCGTTAAACGTTTCATTAGCAAAACTCTTGAACTCATCTACACCTATGTCTATGCTCTGAGAACTGTTGTGATCGAATCCATCACCACCGATGTAACCTGTAGTAACTTCATTTGTAGTAGCATCATTAGTTCCTGCTACAGTCTTAAGTCTAAATGGGTGACCACCTGCGTTAACATCAAATACGAATATATCACCTACAGTTCCTGTGATAGTAATATCATCACCACTTTGACCTGCTGTATTATTTGCCTGTACAACTATCTGACCTTCCATACCACCGTGATACTGGCAGTTGTAGTAGTAAGTACCAGGTGTTACTCCATCTGTGACCCACTCTATAGTGCCACCACTCTGTGTACCTTGACCTGATGTAGTTCCTTCTGTGACTTGATTTCCTGTACCAGTTCCACCAACAGTCTTGATAAACATTGGGTGTCCACCCGCATTCATATTGAATCTTATTGTATCTCCAACCTGTACTGTAACTGTTGGGTCACTACCACTAACACTACCACTTCTATCTGTTCCCGATAGTGTATAGTTTGAACTGCCACTAGCAGTGACGGCTATGTTATATGTGTTGACTACAGGAGTTACGCCCTGTTCTGTAAATCTATAAGCACCATTGCCAGGTGCTGTAACTGTCCAATATCTCTTGGCAGTACCACCTGAACCAGATAACTGAAGAGTTCCATACATGTTAGTATGATACTCACACTGAAGATAGTATGAAGCAGCTGTGACTCCTTCTGTATCCCAGTAGACTCTTCCGTTAGTAGTTCCAATACCACCTGTCTGACTAATAGATCCATTGTAGAACCATGTGATAGTCTTAGAGATGTATCTAGTGAACAGTCCTCTGACCTTACTAATTAAGGATGTTGTTTGACTGTAATCAAAGTCAACACCTGTATCTACTGGTATCTGTTGGATAGTACGACCTGTATGTCCTGCTTCCTCTGAGTCTAACTCAGCATATAATGTGACGTTACCGAATGAAGGTCCGTCAGTTCCTTCATGTGTATCAGATATAATACACCCATAGTTATTATCTCCACCACCTACTTCATTACCTGTACCACTGTTAACTACAGTGATTTCAACATAGTTATTAGCAGCATCCTGTCCTGTGATGCCATACCATGTACCAGACTCTTCTTTAATGTTAATACCACCCACTGATAGTGAGCTAGCTGCGACTCTGAACTGTAACTTCTTACCAATCTTGTTCAGGAAGGCACTAGAATCTATTGCGTTATAGTATATCTTGATGACATTGCTACCACTGCTGACTGCGAATGGGTCAGTGGGTAACTTATATTCATGAGCTGTGTTAGTAGGATATGCAGTTGTACTGACAGCTGCGAAGTTACCAGCATCTCCTGTCCCTCTAATCCAGTTCTTACATAATACTGGTAGTGTACCTGTACTATGTGTATAACTGTTAGCTGCTATGAACTGAGCAACTACACCTGCTGTGATAGGACCTGAGAACGATGTACCACCTATGTTAGTGTAGTTTGATACTGATGTATAAGGAGTATTAGTAGTCCAGTTATAGTTTGGTACTGTTATGTGTTGACCTGGTGCTGTAACTGTTACACCTGAACCATAGTTAGAGAAGTCTGCCCATCTGTCATTATAGTCTGTAGCACCTACAGAGATAGACGCGATATTTGTATCAACTGTGTTGACATCTCCGTCTGGATAACCTGCTGATCTAGTTCCTGCTTGGAATCTACCTTGTAGAGGTCCTAAGAAACTATCACTAGCATCTTTAAATCCGTTACCTGCTGATCTAACAAGTACAATATTAGCATCTACTACGTCTTTCTCTGTCTCGTCATAGAGTTCTATATCAAATCCTGAGTCAGTACCTGCCTCGTTTATCTCAACGTATGGTACAGAGCCACTAGGTTGTGTAGCACCGAAGGATGAGTTGATCACTGCTGGTCTAGTGTTACCCTTGTAGTTGACGTGTCCACTGTCATTATGGTTGATGACTGCTTGGTAAGCATTCATGATACCTGACAGAGATCCACTACCAAAAGAACTAAAGCACTTCAAAGCATAGAACTTGGATTGGTTTGTGACACCACACTTGATACCACCTGACAATACAGCACAGTATGTACCGTGTCCGTTATCATCTTCATTACTATTTGCCACACCATTGACAGTATATCCTGAACTATAACCTGCTACTTCATACACACGGTATGACTGCTGCTCTGATAAACCATTAAGGTCAGCGTTATTACTTGTATCGAATAGTTCTGGATGTAATCCTACGTTCGTTCCAGTCGGTCTCGAAGCTCCTCTAATTCCAGTATCAAGTACATATATGTCAACACCGTCAGCTTCTTCCGTAGTGTTATAGACTCCATTTAAAAAACTCCTACTTTGTTTTGATATACGATCTAGATGCCAGAAGTCATGTATACAAATGGCACCATAACGTAAAGGACTATCATCATAAGCACCGTAGTTAGAGTTAGACACGTTGTACCAGTACAGTACAGATGCTGTAACACTATCTACTTCAATACGGGTGTAAGCACCTGATGAACCAGGTGTACCTGCGGTTGTTACCTTGTATGTGTATTGAACACCACCACCATGTGTACCATCAGGTGTCAAAGAAAATGCTATTCTATGACCTGTGTTAGATGTATCACTCTGGTCGAAGGTATATGTACCACCCTGTACGAAACCACTATAGGTTGCGATACGACTGTACACACCACCTTGAGATGATCCTAACTCAAATCTTAAATTACCACCATAGTTTGCTACCTTAACATATATTGTTCCACCACCACTTGAAGTTATTATTCTTGTATTCCTTGTACCTGTTGCTTCTTCTTCGTTTATATTACTCTCTATTACGTCAGTGCTGAACTCAGCAGTCTCTACAAGACCTCCTACCACAGGGTCTATCTCGAATGGTTTATCGTATGTAGCACCTAGAACATAAGCTAAAGATCTTATCTCATCAATAGAGGATTGATCCTCTGAAGGTGCTGTAAACTGGATAGTTTTAAATGAAGGGAAAGATCGAACAAACTCTAAATAACTATGCTGACCCTGTATTAGTGCTTGAGCACCATCAAGAGTCATAGAATCTGCTACCTTTACTAAAAGGGTTGCCATTGAATATTAGTCAGTATTATCCTCTTTTGTATTTATAGAACTCATGGCTGGACTTAGAGACAGAGAAGCACCAACAGGTGAATATAGACTCAGAGAACACCTTTGGAGTAAAACTCTTACTCCTTACAATGGTACCGCAGAGACTATCCCCTATGATGTTGGTGATAAGTATGACGATAGACCTATCGTTGCTATAGGCATGACAAAAAACATCTACGGTAAAAGATATTATCTCATTGTTGATGGAGATAAGACCCATGCCCGTAGACGTTTAGAGTTTGATGAGAAGCATGACTTGATATCAAGCAAGTTCCTCAAGTTTGTAGATTAATTATTTAACTTTCGGTTCAACAACTGGTTCAACAGGAGCTTCCTCTTGATCCTTAGTTGCTAATCTTAGACCTTCTATTGCTCCTTGGAGTCTCAATAGTTGGTCTTCTCTTGTTTT